AGGGTGCCCACATCGCCCCAGTTGATCTCGTCGGGATGGGTCTCGAAGTGGTCGTCGCTCAGGGCCTTCAATCGCTCCAGCATCGCGTCGATCTGGAACTTGGTGGTCATGAAGGCGTCGAGGGCTTTGGTGTTGTCGGTTGCGCGGCGGGTGGTCATGGCGTGGTCTCCGGGGCTGAGTTGCATCGTTCTGGTGCAATCAGAATCGCTCTTGTGCGAAGTGTAATCAACTGAATAACAAGCAATTTCATTGCTTTAGACGTGGTGGGCAACAAGCATGGAAGGTATGTCCGAGCGGGAGTATTCCGCCCATTCCGGCCTGTCGCGCGGGGCTATCCAGAAGGCCCGCCGCGCCAGTCGGCTGGTGGTCTACAGCGACGGGTCGATCAACGCCGCCGCCTCCGATGTGCGGCGTGGCGAGATGACCGATCCCGACCAGCAGCGGCGAAGCACCGGCGACAGCGGGTTCTCCGGGCCAGCGGACAGTTCGTCCTACCTGAAGGCCCGCACCGCGCTGACGGTTTATCAGGCGCAGGACAAACAGCTGGGCATCCAGAAGAAGAAGGGCACGCTGGTCGATCGCGCCCGGGCGGAGGCACTGGTGTTTCGCCTCGCGCGGCAGGAACGCGACACATGGGTCACCTGGCCCAGCAGAGTGGCGGCCCTGATGGCGGCCGAAGTGGCAGCGGAGGTGGAAAAACAAACCGGCGCGCCGGTGATCATCGAGGCCGCGATCCTGCAGAGGGTGTTGGAAGCCCATGTCAGACAGCACCTCGACGCCCTCGCTGACCTCCGAGTTTCCCTCGGCTAGCGATGGTCTGACCCTCGATCTCGACCTTGGCTTTGACGGGGCCGAGGACATCCTGCGCTCCTGGCGCAAGGGGATGCGTCCCGATCCGGACCTGACCGTGTCGGAATGGGCGGATGAACATCGCTGGCTGTCGTCACGCGGTGCGGCCGAACCGGGCCGGTATCGCACGGCCCGAGCGCCCTATCTGCGCGAGATCATGGATGCGCTGTCGCCCCGCAACCCGGCGCAACGCGTCACCTTCATGAAGGCGGCACAGGTCGGGGCCACAGAGGCTGGCAACAACTGGATCGGTTTCGTCATCCATCACGCGCCGGGGCCGATGCTGGCGGTATTGCCGAGCCTCGAACTGGCCAAGCGCACGTCACGCGGGCGGCTGGATCCTCTGATTTCTGACTCCCCTGCGCTGCGCGAACGAGTCAATCCGGCCCGGTCGCGCGATGCTGGCAATTCGATGCTGTCGAAGGAATTCCCCGGCGGTATCCTGGTGCTGACCGGCGCGAACTCGGCCGCCGGTCTACGTTCGATGCCCGCGCGCTACATCTTTCTCGACGAGGTGGACGCTTATCCGGCGTCCGCTGACGAAGAAGGCGATCCGGTCACTCTGGCCGAGGCGCGGACTACGACTTTCTCACACCGGCGCAAGGTGTTCATGGTCTCGACCCCGACGATCCGGGGATTGTCGCGCATTGAACGGGAGTTTGAGGCCAGCGATCAGCGTCGGTATTTCGTGCCCTGCCCGCACTGCGGGGCGATGCAATGGCTGCAGTTTGAACGCCTGCGCTGGGACAAAGGTCGGCCTGACACCGCTGCCTATCATTGCGAGGGCTGCGAAAAACCCATCGCCGAGCATCACAAGACGCGGATGCTGGAGCAAGGCGAATGGCGCGCAACCGCCGTTTCTGCTGACCCGCATTCCATCGGCTTCCATATCTCGGCGCTGTACTCGCCCTTGGGCTGGAAAAGCTGGCAGCAGGTCGCCCGCGAATGGCTGGCGGCGCAAGGCTCGGAGGCGATGCTGCGCGTCGCGCGCAACACCCTGCTGGGCGAAACTTGGGTTGAAAGTGGCGAAGCCCCTGAGTGGCAGCGGCTGGCGGAACGGCGCGAAAGCTACGCGGGGGCGCAGGTCCCCGTTGGCGGTCTGTTCCTTACAGCTGGCGTCGATGTGCAAAAGGACCGGATCGAGGTCGATGTCTGGGCCTGGGGCCGGGGGCTGGAAAGCTGGCTGGTCGATCACATCGTCATCGCCGGTGGCCCTGACGATCCGGCCTGCTGGGACAAGCTCACGGCCTTGCTCGGCCGCACATGGGCTTGCGCCAATGGCGCAGTGATGGTGATCGGCAAGCTCGCCATCGACACCGGCTATGAGGCCCCGGCGGTTTACGCATGGGCGCGGAAACAGGGCTTTGATCAGGTTTGCCCGATCAAAGGCCTCGAAGGCTTTAACCGGGCGACGCCCGTGTCGGGGCCAACCTTCGTCGACGCCACCATCGGCGGCAAACGTCTGCGCCGCGGGGCGCGGCTGTGGTCGGTGGCCACCGCGACGTTCAAGACCGAAACCTATCGCTTCCTGCGGCTGGAGCGGCCGAGCGACGAGGACCGTGCGCTGGGCGTGCTTGACGCCCCTGGCACCGTGCACTTGCCCGACTGGATCGACACCGAGTGGCTGAAGCAGCTGGTTGCCGAACAGCTGGTCACGGTGCGCAACAAGCGCGGCTATGCCCACCAGGAATGGCAGAAGATGCGGGAACGCAACGAGGCGCTGGACACCCGGGTCTATGCAAGGGCAGCGGCCTGGATCATGGGCGCTGATCGCTGGGATGAAGCGACCTGGCGGCGACTGGAGGCGCAGGCCGGGGTGGAAATTCGACCAGCGCCCCCGCCCGCCATCGCGACTGAACCAGTGTCGCCCACCCCTGTGAAAGCCGGAACACCGACTACGCCCCGGCGCAAACGCCGGGCCTACACACCGAACTTCATGAGGGATTGAGATGGATCTGGAACGAATGCGCGCCCTGTTGGCCGCGCTGCAGGAGGCCCGTTATGCGGGCGTCCGCTCGGTCAGCTATGACGGGAAGTCGATCAACTATGGCTCAGATACCGAGCTGGCCAACGCCATTGCCGATCTGGAAACCCGGATTGCCACGGCCACGACCGGCACGCCGCGTCGTCGGCGCTGGGGCACTGTCGCCTCAAAGGGCCTGTGATCCATGGCGTTCGAGGCTTTCCGCCAGCGCATCGGCAGCATCATTGGCGGGTTTGATGCGGCCCAAGCCCATCGACGCCTGCGAGGGTTCCGCGCATCCCGCGCTCATGTGAACACGCTGATCGCGGCCTCGGGCGACACGATCACCGCCCGGGCGCGCTGGCTGGTCAGGAACAACGGCTATGCGGCGAATGCCGTGGAAAGCTTCGCCAGCAATGTCGTCGGCGATGGCATCAAACCCTCTTCGATCCTCGCGGATGCGGCCAAGAAGGAAGAGCTGCAGGCGCTGTGGCTCGCCTGGACCGATGATGCCGATGCCGAAGGTTTGACGGATTTCTACGGCCTTCAGCGCCGAGCTGCCCGCGAGGTGTTCCTGTCGGGTGAGGTCTTCATTCGTATCCGCCCGCGCCGGGCCGAGGACGGCCTGACCGTGCCGCTGCAGCTGCAGATGCTACCTGCCGAAATGCTGCCTCTCGACATGAACCGGACCCTTCCCGGTGCAGGACTGATCCGTCAGGGCATCGAATTCGACGGCATTGGCCGCCGCGTTGCCTATCACTTTCTGCGCCGCCATCCGGGCGATCTGACCGATCCGGGGCTATCCGGCGAAACCGTCCGCGTTCCGGCTGGCGATGTGATCCATGTCCTCGACCCCGTAGAGGCTGGCCAGCTGCGCGGCGTGTCGCGGTTCGCGGCCGCCATCGTCAAGCTGTTCACGCTGGACCTATACGATGACGCCGAACTGGAGCGGAAGAAGATCGCCGCGATGTTCGCGATGTTCATCACCTCGCCCGCCCCGGAAACCCCGCTGGAACCGACCGAGGAGGATCTGGAGGTCGAACCCGGCCAAGTCGTGCGGTTGGATCCGGGCGAGGATGTGTCCACCCCTGCCACACCGGACTCGGGCGGCACCTATGAACCGTTTCAGTACCGGACACTGCTGCAGATCGCGGCCGCGCTGGGCGTGCCCTATGGCTATCTGACCGGCGACACGGCCAAGGGCAACTTCTCCAACACGCGGATTTCGCTGATCGAGTTCCGCCGCCGCATCTCGGCCTGGCAGCATGGGGTGCTGGTCTATCAGCTCTGCCGCGCGGTTTGGGTGCGCTGGATGGACACGGCGGTGCTGTCGGGTGCGCTGGACCTGCCCGGCTATGACAGCCAGCGCCGCCAATATCAGGCCTGCGCCTGGCTCCCGACCAAGTGGGACTGGATCGACCCGATGAAGGACGCCTCGGCCGAGATCCTGCAGATCGAAGCGGGCTTGAAATCCCGCACGCAAGCGCTGGCGGAGCGGGGATACGACGCCGAACAGGTCGACCGCGAGATCGCGGCCGAACGGAAACGCGAAGCGGCGCTGGGCCTCGACTTCCGCCGCCCCGGGTCACCCGCTCAGGGGCCGGGCGAGGGCAGGGCGAAAGATGCCGATCAGGACAACGCCACGGACGATGAAGCCGACGACATCGGCGACGAGAAACCTGACCCCAAGGAGGGCGCATGATGCACCATGCCCAAATCGCGCAGCGCGCTTTCAACACCCCCCTGATGGTTGATCCCGCCAAGGCGCTGGCCTTCCTGTCGGGGCTAGGACCGCGCATCACCGGGCAGGAGATCACCTTCCAAGGGCTGCAGGTGGAAGCCGCTGACCAAACTCCCGCCAGCCTACCCGCCAGGGCATCGCCGTTCGGGAACGATCTCGCCCAGCGCCACCAGCGGAACGGTAGCCAGCCCTATGCTCTGGTGGATGGGATCGCCGTCATCGAAATCGCCGGGACGCTGGTGCATCGCGGGGCCTGGATCGGGCAGTCTTCGGGGCTGACTTCCTATGAAGGGATCGCGGCCCAGTTGCAGGCAGCTCTGGCCGATCCCGGCGTGCGTGGCATCGCGCTGGACATCGACAGCTTCGGCGGCGAGGTGGCCGGGGCTTTCGATTTGGCAGACCGCATCCGTGCCGCCCGGGCGCAAAAGCCGGTCCACGCCTTTGTTGCGGAACACGCCCTGTCCGCTGGCTATGTGCTCGCCAGCCAGGCCGACCGCATCATCCTTCCGCGCACCGGTGCAGTGGGAAGCATCGGAGTCGTGGCACTGCACACCGACATGAGCGGTGCCCTCGACCAAAAGGGGATCGCGGTCACACTGATCCACGCAGGATCGCACAAGATCGACGCCAATCCTTATCAGCCGCTGCCCGAAGCCGTGCACGACCAGATGCAGCGCGAGTTGGAGGTGGTCCGCTTCCTCTTCGCGGAAACTGTGGCCGCCGGTCGTGGCGAACGTCTGACGCAGACAGCGGCGCTGGCCACCGAAGCCGCCGTCTTTCGCGGGGCCGATGCCGTTGCCGCTGGTCTGGCCGATCATCTCGCCGATCCCGTCACCGCATTCCACGCTTTCGCCGCCGCACCTCACGGCACAACTTCCCCCAGCAGAAAGGGTCCGCAGATGACCACCACGCCCAACGACACCCCGAACCCAGCCCCGGTTGCCGCACCTCCTGCCGTAATGCCAGCGGTCGCGGCGGCGCCAGAGCCGCCCGCTGCGGCGGCTAATGCTTCGCCCACTTCCATGACCGCAGACGCCATTCGCGCCGAGGCGGCCGAGGTGGCGCAAGTCTGCGCGCAGGCCGCCCGGCTCGGCGTAACCATCGACGCCGCCGACGCTGTCACGCGCGGGTTGAAACCCGAGGCATTGCGCGCCCGGGTTCTGGCCGATCTCGCGGCCCGTAGCGATGCCGCTGGCATCATCGCCACCGCTCCGGCCGCAGCTGCCGCCAAAGACAGCCCGATCATCGCTGCCGCCAAGAAGGCCGCGATCGAAGCCAAGCGCTGAACCAGCGCGCGCTTCGACCACCTTCCCCATCCCCCAAACCATGGAGACTGACCAATGCCCGTCCTGACGGAACCGCCCAGCATGGGCGATGTCCTCAAATATGAGGTCAACCCGAACTATACCCGCGAGGTGATCACCCTGCTGATCGGTACCAACTATCCCTCCGGTGCCGTCCTTGGTCGGATCACCGCCAGCGGCAAATACACGCTGTCGGCCGCGACCGGCGCGGATGGCGCGCAGGTCGCCGTCGCCGTGCTGCTCTACCCCGTGAACGCCACGCTGGCGGACGCGGTCGGTATCATCGTCGCCCGTGGCCCCTCGATCGTGTCGCGTGCGGGCCTGGCCTATGAGGGCACCGTGAACGACGCGGCCAAGATCACCGCCAAGATCGCCCAGTTGGCCGCCGTCGGCATCATCGCGCGCGACGGCGTCTGACGCGCGCCATAGGCATCCCTTCCCCTTCATCCCCCGGAGCACCCCATGACCATCGTTCGCAATCCTTTTGACGCTGGCGGTTACTCGCTGGCCGAGATGACGCAGGCCATCAACATCCTGCCAAACCTCTACACCCGCCTTGGCCAGATCGGCCTCTTCCGCTTTGAAGGCGTCACCCAACGGTCGGTGATCATCGAGCAGTACGAGGGTGTGCTGAACCTGCTGCCCTCCGTTCCCCTTGGCGGCCCCTCCACCGTCGGCACGCGTGAGGGGCGCTCGATGCGCAGCTTCGCCCTGCCGTGGATCCCGCATGACGACGTGATCCTGCCCGGCGACATTCAGGGCCAGCCCGCGCTGGGTGCCTTCGATGCCGCCGACCCGCTGGTCGAGGTAATGAACCGCAAGTTGCAGCTGATGCGCCGCAAGCATGCTCAGACCCGAGAATATATGGAGATGAACGCCCTGCGCGGCATCGTGAAGGATGGCGCGGGGACCACTCTCTACAACTACTTCACTGAATTCGGCCTCGCGCAGATCTCGGTCGATTTCCTGCTGGGCACGGCAGGCACCCTCGTCCAAAGCAAGGTCCGAGAGGTTTTGCGGGCAATCGAAGACAACCTCCTCGGCGAAAGCATGTCGGACGTCCATGCCCTCGTCAGCCGCGAATTCTTCGACAAACTGATCGCGCACCCCAAGACGGAAGAGGCCTACAAGTTCTACGCCGCCACTGGCGCCCAACCGCTGCGCCAGGACGTTCGGCGGAACTTCCCCTTCGCGGGCATCGTGTTCGAAGAATATTCCGGCACCGTCACCCTCTCGACCAAGGTCGCCGAACGGCTGGTTCCGGCGAACGAGGGCATCGCGTTCCCCTTGGGCACGATGGACACCTTCACGACCTATGGCGGCCCGGCCAACCTGCTGGAGGCGGCAAACACCCTCGGCCTGCCCCTCTATGCCCGCCAGCACCTCGACGAGAAGGGCCGCTGGATCGACCTGATGACCGAGGCGTCAATCCTGCCGGTAAACAAGCGGCCGCGCATCGCGATCCGGATCCACACTTCGAACTGACGGGCGCTTTCGATGACCGTCTTCGCCGCCGCCATGGACCGGATCTACGCCAACCCGTCCATGGCGGCGGCCGCTGTCTGGATTTCCGCCACGACATCCGAGGAACGCCCGATCCGCGTGATCCGCCGCGCCCCGGACCGCATCACCGAA